CATTTGCAAGCATAAATTTACCTCAAATTATATTCCAATGGCTAAGATATAAGTCATTCGTATTATGATTTATACAGTCTCCAGCAAACCATTTTTTTGGTGCTACAACATTTTGACTATTTGCTAACCAAGCACCCCACCAACTGAAGGTGCTATTGCAAATTACATGATACTTACATTTACTCATAATGTAAAGATCATAATATGCATTATCAGTCTCCGAAATAATAAATCTATCATCAGAAAACATATCTTGTTGTTTTGCCCACTCAATATCATCAGTAAAAACGAGAACTGGAATATCTGTAGGAAACTCACTCAGACCATCAATATAGTATTGATTGTCCTGAACAGGATGATTTGGATTTTTTAAAAAATCATTTCTCCTAATGTGAATAGCAATCGAATCCTTATATTGATCAACTATGTCAGAACAATCGTCTTGTATTTCTTTTTTAAATACAAAGTCTTTGGTTCTTAATTCATCTTCTATATTTTTAAAATATTTTTCAGATTGAAAAAATCCAACAAGATTGTAATCTCCATTTGATAAAGACTCTACTAACTCACCATCATAATGAAAAAATCTCTCATTAACATTTGAATATGATGATATTCCACGATAACATTTTATATCAAAGGCTTCATCGATATTGCTAAAAAGATTTTGATAGTAATGCTTGCCAAAAATATTAGTTGGGGGAATACAATATTCTGTATTATATTTTTTTGCTAATGCCTTAACAACAGAATACTGAAACATCTGGTTCCCCAGATGTCCATTATTTCCCAGATGATTGATAGAAAAACTCATAGTAAAGAAAGAATATCGCTAAGTAAATTTATTTCTTGTTCTCCAATGAAATGATTATTTCCTAAGTAAATTCCATTGTAGTGAACAAGATCTACATTAAGTTCATTTTTACAAGTGGTTATAGAATAATCTTTTAGGAATGGTTGTTTAAGTAAATTTCCACCAATAATAGGGCGATGTTCAATACCATTTTCATCAAAGACTTTTCTTAACCTATGAGCATATCTAACGTCCTTACAAATAATTGGGAAACAAAAATTACTTACTCCCTCATGATACTTAGGTACATAAAATAAGTTCGGATACTTTTCAATCAAAGAAATGAACAATGAATAATTTTCATTTCTCTTCTCAATATATGAATCAAGTCTCTTTAATTGGGATAGTCCAAGAACTGCACTAAGTTCATGATTCCTAAAATTATACCCATCAGTAACAAATAAAAATTGTTTAGAAATATTTGGATATAATTCTGTATATCGATCAAACATTTCAGATTCTCTTGCAAGACCATGGGAACGTTTGATTCTCATCAAATCATAAAGTTCGTAATTGTTAGTAGAAATTATTCCACCTTCAATTGTAGACATGTGATGTCCAAAATAAAAACTAAAGGTTGCTCCAATACTATCAGATCCTACTTTAGATCCATCAGGATTTTTACATCCATGAGACTCACATACATCATCAATAATTAAAGCATCTGGAAATAGTTCAGAATACTTAATATTATTTGCAGGAAATCCTATCAAATGTGTTGTAAAAATTAATTTAATATCTGGATGTTCTTTTGCAATGTACTGCAAATCTTCTTCACAAAAACTAAAATTATCCAAATTAATATCACAAAAGATTGGTGTGAATCCCAACTGAATAACTGGACCAATATTTGTTACCCAAGTATCTGCGGGTACCAATACCTTATCACCATCTTTTAAACCATAATATTCTTTTACGGATGCAAGTAAAAGATAATTCGCGGTACTTCCGGAGGAAACAAACAGTGAGTGTTTACAACCCAACCACTTTGACCATTCCTTTTCAAAACTTCTAACTTTCCTGCCATTAGTAAAACGATCAGAAGTTAATACGAACTTTGCTAGATTATATCTGTCACCCAGAGTGACATTGTTTTTCATTAACGGCCATTTATAGTTCATTTTTGTACCACCGATAGGTTCTTTCAATTCCATCTTTTAATTCAATTTTAGGTTCCCAACCAAGTGCTTTGATCTTATCTACATTTAATAATTTCCTTGGAGTACCATTTGGTTTAGATGTATCCCATTTAAATTCACCAGTGTATCCGACAACATTAGCGATTATTGTGGCAAGTTCTTTAATGGTAACATCTTCACCTGTTCCAACATTAATAATGTCGGAAGTATTATAGTCACGCATACAAACGAAACAAGCTTCAGCAAGATCATCGACATGAAGAAATTCTCTTCGTGCTGAACCATCTCCCCAAAGAAATACTTCACTTTGATTTGAATTTTTAGATTTATCTAGTCTATTAATTAGTGCTGGAAGTGCATGAGCACCATTTAAATCAAAGTTATCATTAGGACCATACAGATTCGTAGGCATCAGTGAGATTGCATTGAATCCATACTGAGTACGGTATGCTTGACACATCTTGATACCAGCAATCTTTGCAATTGCATAAGCATCATTGGTTGGTTCCAGAGGACCTGTCATCAGATACTCTTCTTTAATAGGCTGTTCACACATCTTCGGATAGATGCAAGAAGAACCTAAGAACAGAAGTTTCTTAACACCAAACTTCCTTGCAGCGTGAATGATGTTGGACTGAATCATCAAATTGTCATAAATGAAATGACCAGGATAATCTTTATTTGCACCAATACCACCAACTTTAGCAGCAGCAAGATAGACATACTCAGGTTCATTAATTCTAAAAAATCTTTCAACGTCTTCTTGACGACGTAAATCCCAATGTGACGATGGGGATGAAAGAATGTTCGTATATCCCTTCATATGAAGCATACGAACGATTGCCGAACCAACTAAACCAGTGTTTCCAGCAACATAAACTTTACTTTCACTGTCCATAAATGCACATGTCCTCAACTAATTCTTTAAAAGATACCTTAGGTTCCCAACCCAATTTTTCTTTTGCCTTGGAGGCATCACCCAATAAAGTTTCAACTTCAGCAGGTCGAAAATATTTAGAGTCTATTTTGATGACTGGTCTTTTTGTGTTCCAGTCATATCCAACTTCATTCAAACCATCACCCATCCATTCAATTTTCATACCAAAGTATTTTGATGCCTCTTCAACAAAATCACGCACAGAATACTGAACGCCAGTAGCAATCACATAATCCTCAGGTTCATCCTGTTGAAGCATCAACCACATTGCTTCTACAAAGTCCTTTGCGTGTCCCCAATCACGTTTGGCATTCAAGTTTCCAAGGTACAAACAATCTTGAAGACCAGTAGAAATACGCGAAAGACCTTGCGTGATCTTACGGGTTACAAAAGTTTCTCCACGCCTTGGTGATTCATGATTGAAAAGAATACCAGTGCAGGCATACATTCCATATGCTTCGCGGTAGTTTTTGGTAATCCAGTACCCATAGAGTTTCGCTACCCCATAAGGAGACCTGGGATAAAAAGGAGTAGTTTCAGATTGCGGAGTTTCTTGTACAAGACCGTAGAGTTCACTGGTAGACGCTTGATAAATGCGTACCCTATCTTCCATACCCAAGAGACGCACTGCCTCAAGAATACGTAGAGTGCCCACACCATCGACATCAGCAGTGTATTCAGGCATCTCAAAGGATACTTTGACGTGACTCTGAGCACCAAGGTTATAAATTTCATCTGGTTGAACTTTTTGAATAACTCTTACTATATTAGTCGAATCGGTAAGATCACCATAGTGCAGATGAATACGATTATAAATGTGGTCAATACGATGAGTATTGATTAATGAAGCACGTCGAACAATGCCATGTACTTCATACCCCTTTTCAAGAAGTAGTTCTGCTAGATAAGAACCATCTTGACCAGTGATTCCTGTAATTAAAGCAACTTTCATCAAACAAATTATTTTTTATCATTATACTAAAAAAGGAGAGTTTATGCAACTCTCCCCATAAGGTCTTTCATGCACGCCACTTGCTCTTTGACTAGAAGCAAGAAACTAGGCGGGGAGTTACCCCATCCGCACCACTTATTTTTTGGGAAAATAAGAAACCTTAAGAAGAAATATAAGAAATAATTTCGTCAGATTTAGTTGTAACATCACTAAATGTGGGATATTCCAGATTAATTTCATTTTCGGGAGTTCCCGAACGAAGTTGAACAGTGAAAGACTGATGATAAGAATCCATTAACATTGAATATGCTAATTTTAAAGTTTCTAACTTAAGTTGCTCTGTCATTGTATACTTTGAAATTATACAGTATATATCTAGGGTCGTTTGACTCCACCACCTAGTTTTGTAAAACTAGGAAAATTTATAGAAATGAGCACCACCCAGTCATAATATATTTTGTTTCAGTTTTTGAAATTATTCCTCTATGACTGTGTGTCCATCCTGCAGGCCAGATCGTTAACGTCCCTGCTTTTGGTTTTATTTTAAACCTTTGTTGAGGCCACTCTGTCTGTCCACCATCTCTAATTGTGTTGAGATTGATCATCCAAACAAGTAATCTTTTAGAATCAAAACTATCTTTTCCATGCTCCATATGTTCAGAAGAATATGACATTCCTGGCAGATATTTTTGAAGATTAAAACTACGGTCTAATCCCCAGGGATGATGTGTTTTCTGCAAAAATGAATGTTTTTTGATATATTCTCCCATACACTTGGAAATTTTTATGTACAGATATTCAAATTTTTTAGAGTATAGATCTTCACATTCTCCATAATAATAATTATTGTGACTTGGGGTAGTAGAATCTTTTACAATACTAATACAATGATCAATCTCTTGTTTATCTAATAAATTTTTTTTAATAAAAATATACTTGTCCATAATAAATTTTAGAAGGACTCCGACCAGTTCTGTTATAGACCATCCGTGTCTAACTAAGCAACTTCAACTTTTTCCAAATCTTGATACAAATAATCCATTAACATTTCATAGTCATCTAGAGGATCTCCAGAAAATACTACTCCCTCACTTTCATAGTATCTACAAACTTTTTTATAAAGTTTTGGATTTTTCACATCCAAGAAAAAATCTCCTTTAGACGCAGCAAGAAGAATGCCGATGTCTTTGGTCTTGAATTTTTCAGTCAGTGCCATTGTTGTGTGTTGAATACCTGAGTATTATAAGTGTTTGACTTTATATAGTCAAGGTGCCAGTCAGGAAACTGGCGATCGGGGCG